GAGGAACTATTCGGTAAAGACAAAAAGAACTGGAAATTCAAATGCGTAAACTGTGGTGAAGTTCAATCATACCACGACTTTAAAGAGGCTGGTGTTGAAAATCCTGAAAACTACGTTTATTTTTCCTGTATTGGAAGGTTTGTAAAAAGCAGGGGTTGTGATTGGACATTAGGTGGATTATTTCAATTGCATAAGCAAGAAGTGATTGCCGATGATGGTAGTAAAGTTCCAACCTTTGAGTTCGCTACTTAATTGCCCCATAACGTGATGGTGATATGAGCAGTAGCAGATTAAAAATATTAAACTTTCAATTTATGACAGAAGATAATAAACAGCAGAAACTTTCGGATAGCACGGACACCGCTATTGATTATAGCACGTGTTATGCACAGCCTTTATTCACTCGAATTTGGGAAATGCCGAACAAAAACACATTTGATATTAAGTGTATCAAAAAACTTATTTACAAGTATTTCAAAGACGAATACCAAAGTATAGACCCATTTGCAAACAAGAATAGAATTGCAAAAATCACAAATGACTTAGACCCTGAAATGGGAGCGGATTATTGTATGGATGCTTTGGACTTCTTAAAGCAATTTGATGATAATAGTATAGATTTCGTTTTGTATGACCCACCATATAGCCCAAGACAAGTAAGTGAGTGCTATAAAAAAATGGGTAGAACTGTAAATATGCAAACAACCCAATCAAGTTTTTGGGGCAATTTAAAAAAGGAAATAGCACGAATTACGAAGCCTAATGGAATTGTAATTTCTTTTGGTTGGAATACTAACGGAATTGGAAAAACGAAAGGATTTGAAATACTTGAAATATTAATAGTTGCTCACGGTGGGCAACATAATGATACACTTTGCACAGTTGAAAGGAAAGTACAGATGCTCTTTTAGGTTGCCGATAACGTGTTGCAGCTATGCGTAGTTGCGGTTAATTAGTACAAAACTTAAATTGAAAGACAAATGAATATAGACAGAATTAAAGAGATACAACAAGAAACGGCTTACCCTGAAAGTGTGAGTGTACAACAAGCCTTACTGAAAGTTTGGAAAGAAACAGCACAAGAGCAATTACGCATAGGTGCTGTTAGCAATAGTGAAGTTTTTGAGCATTACGGAAAACCTTTTACAAGTGGTAGAGACTTATGGGACTTCCTAACTGCTCATTATAACTTCACGCCAAAAACTTAATTGTTGCTAACGTGGTATTTACGAATGTTTTAAAACGAATGTTATGGGTAGGTATTGTTAAACTTTAAAATATCAAATAAAATGGCAGGAATTGACAAAACTTATACAGATTCTTACGTTGATTATAAAGAGTTTAAAGATTGGGCAGATAAACAAAAATTAACCTTTTTCAACGGACATACAGTTTGTATTGGTGATTGGGTATGGGAATATAAAAAGGAGGATTTTAATAATGGTCAAATACCAATAATGAATACACCAACTTGGTTGGATATTTATCTTATCCAAAATTGTAAAAGTGATTTTGTTTTAGATAGAATGAAATCTGTTTATGGTGAAGAATCTTATAAAGAGTTTCAAAGCATTGATTTAACATCACCACCACCAAGTGAGTTCAAACAAAACAGAAAAATAACCATTAAGCGAAGCGGTAGTACTAAATTTCCGCTACATAAAAAACCTTATGGGGGTAAAACAAAATGGTGGTTACAATGTAATGGTGATTTTATGTATTGTGACAAAACTAAAGTCTGGTCAAGTTATGACAGCTATTATCCATACAACACAAATACTGCACATATTAAAAGTGTTAAAGGTGTCGTAAGGCATTTAAGAAAACAATACTTACCTAAAGGAATTACATTTAATTTGATAGGTAGATATGTTGGTGAGGACTATTTAATTGTCGTATCTTAAAATGGCGCATAACGGTATTTGGCTATGTGTTCGGGCGGCTATACTGAACATTTTAGCCTTACAAATAAACTTATTTAGCCGCCTGACATATAGCCGATGTTATGGGGCGTTTTTAATTCAAAATCAAAATGATAGCAACAGTAAAGTATCAGGTAGCAACCTACTCAGGTGAGGTTCAAGTTAATTGCAATGAAA